CCTGCGTGTGGGTGAGCTTGAGCCACCCTCTGGCCTCTGCGACGGTCGGCTTCGTTGCCATGGGTCCTCACAGTCCGGGATGGGCGCCCCCGAAGGGGCGCCCACCCGGCTGGCGATGGGGCGTGATTAGGACTTGATGACGACCTTGCACATGGCCGCGAGGTCCATGCCCTTGGCGTCCGAACGCATGCGGCTCGAGTAGCGGATGAGGCCGCTCGAAGCCTGGGACATGTCGTCCACCGTGAAGGTGACCGCGGCGCGGTCCACGATGCGGTAGGCGCGCTTGAAGTCGCCGAACAGGACGGAGACCGTGCCGCCGGTCGCCGCCGTCGGAGCAAATTCCGAGATGTAGACCGGACGGCCGAGGAAGAGTGCCACCGCGCCATCGCGGAGGATGTTCCCATTCTCGCCGTTCAGGAGGTACTTACCGCTCGCGGACTTCGACACCACGTTTGCCCAGGTTGCCTGGTTCATCAGCCACGACGACGACGGCTGGTAGGCCGGGTTCAGCTTGTACGCCGCGGCGACGAGGTCTTCCACGGTCGGCAAACCGGTGGCGGCCGTCGTGTAGGACGTCGACCACGTCTCGGTGAAGACGCCCTTCGGCTGGCTGGAGCCGCTGCCGGTGGCGTAGTAGCCCTCCCAGAGACGACCGTGAGCGCGGCCGTGTTCCTGGACGACGTTGGACGCGAGGTCCCAGACGGTGTCCTGGAGGGCTTCCTCGGTGATGTCGGTGTAGACGCCGCTCTTGTAGGCGGTGAAGGAGACCTTCGAGGCGCCGAGGTCGCTCTTGTTGTACGCAGCGCCTTCCGAAATCAGCGTCGCGGTGAGGCGCGTCGAGATGTAGGCAACGTCGGTATCGACGCCACGGGTCTCCACGGTCGCCAAGCTACGCATGACCGACTCCTGGTCAAGCGCCTTGACGAACTCGTTTGAGAGCATGGGCATGGTGGCGTTGGCACCGAGCGCGGTGTTCGCGCTGCTCGCGGTCGTCATGGCCAGGCTGGTGGCGCGGTTGCTGCGGAAGCCGCCGCGGAACCACTCGCGAGTCTCGTCCTTCGCCGGGGAGGCGACGCGATTCGAGCTGGTGATGATGGCCGGCGCCTTGATGCGGGCCTCAAGGACGGACTTCTCGGAGGCGATGCGCTCCTCGGCTTCGCCGATTTCCTCGAGGATGGCAAGTTGGCGCTCTTCGGTGGCAGACGGATACTCGTTCTTCAGCTCGGCAACGCGAGCGCGATCTTCCTTCAGGGGCATGGTCGAATCCTTTCGGACGGCGGCGAGCGTCCCGTTGTAAGCCGCGTTCTCAACAAGGGAAACCTCGTGCAGACGTGCAGAGGTGATGGTGCGGGAGGTCGTCCCGTCCCAGGTGTCTTGGTTCACGACGAAGCCGATCGACATCTCGGAGACCACGCCGCGGCGGACGAGATCGCGGATCTCGTTACCGCGCTGGGTGTTCCCGATGTCGGCGACGAACGCGAGACCGCGCTCGTCCTCGGTAACGGTAAGGGTGCCGCTCTTGGTGTTGGCGAGCGGGTCGGTCTGATCGTGCATCCACCAGAGGGACACGTTCCCATCGGGCTTCAGGGCGCCCGGCTTGATCTGCTCGCGGAACACGCGGCCGCGCTCGGAGATCGGCTTGCTCCAGCTGTTGAACACGGCGGCATAGCCGCGGATCATGCCGTCGCCGCTGTCGGTGAGCTGCGCTCGGATCTCACGCATTGGGGTCCACCTGTTGATCCTGCGCCGCGGCGTCCGCGGCGGCGTTTGGGTCGGTCACGCCCGAGATCACGGGCTTCGGCTCATCGAGGCCGGGCCATGGCGCGAAGCCGAGCCGGGCGCGGACGTCGTTCGGTGCGAGGGCGCCCACCTGGAGGAGCTGCGCGTAGGCGCGGCCGGCGGTGCGGAAATCGCCCTGGGTGATCGGCGAGAAGTCGAGCGCGACCTTGGTGCCAGGCGCGGCGAGCTTCGAGGTCACCTCTGCCATCCAGCTCGCGCTCCACCCGAGGAGCGCGTTGCAATACATCTGCGCGATCTCCGGCTGGGTGCGGGCGTCGCTCGCGTCAAGCATCGCGGACGGGATGCCGAAGATCGACGCGACTTCCTTGGCGCCGGCGGCGCGGGCGGCGGCGAGGTCGGAGACCATCGTTTGCGCCAGCTGCTCGACCTTCATGCCCTCGCCGACGAAGATCGGCGTACCGACCGTGGCGGCGGAGCCGTGCTGCGCCATGAACGCGGTACGCATGGCGTCGCGTACGGCCGGCTGGAGGGCGCCGGGATGGCTGAAACTCAACTTCCCCAGACCGCCACCCTGCGAAATGACCTTAAACGCGGCCTCGAGGGCGGCGAGGCCCTCGAGCGTGGTCGAGGCGGCGGCGAGCGGCGAGGTCCCCCAGTAGGGATTCCCCGGCGTCGGGAGCGCCTTGAAGTGCAGCACGAAGCCGTAATCGAACGGCTGGCCCTGGTAGCTCCACTCAATCGTCCCGTCCGTCTGCTGCTGCATCGAAACGTCGGCGGTTGCGATCGGCCGGAGCGCGATCGGGGCGCCGGACGTGTCGACGACCACCACGGCGAACGCATTGCCCGTCGTGAGGGTCTCGGCGACCATCCACCGCCGAAGGTCCGTGCCGGTGAGGACGTCGCCCCACGCCTGGCCGGACAGGAGGTCCACCGCCGAGGCGCCCTCGACGTGATTCCCGTCGCCGTCGGTGACCGTGACCGGGCATCGCGCAATGTCGGACGCGATCGTGTGGATGCACCGCTGGACGGCGGGGATCGAGTCGATCGAGCCGGCGTACCAATTCACAGGCGATTCCCACGAAATCGCGGGCATCGAGCGCTTGAAGAGGCGGGACCAAAGCGACATGGCCCGCATTTGCGAGTATTGCGGCAGCGTTGTCTAGCCCCTTCCGCGGGACTCCCGCGGAGATTGCTAGAACGAGATGCGGGTCGCGTCTACGCCGTACATGGATTGCGCCAGCATCTCGCGGTCGTTCATGACTTTGACTGCCATGCAACACGCCGTAACGGCGTCGATGTTGCCGCGGCTACGGCCCTTGCTCGGGACGAAGAGACCCGTGTCGCCGGAACGTAGCACCGTGTGCGCGAGGTTTGCCCGGAGGACCGGGTCCTCGTCGAAACAGATGCGCTTACCGCGCACCATGTCCGCCCAGATGGCCCACGCAGACCCCATGAAAACGACGTGCTGCGGCGCCCTGCTCCATTGCCAACCGTGCTTCTTCTCCATGGCCTCGCACCAGGCGGGCGCCTTGCCGGCGGGGTCGGCCACGAAGAACTTAAGGTCGACGTGCCGAGCAATCGCCTCGAGCTGGCGCTCGATTATCGAGTAGTCGATCGTGTTTCCGCACACGGTGAGGAGGTTGCGATCGCGCCACTCGCGGAGCGGCTGGCGACTCTTGATCTCGTCCGAGGCAATGTCGTTTCCCGCCCAGTAGTGCCAGCTGCGGGAGAGAATCCGCTGCCCGTCAAACACCGAGACGTTCATCGAGGTCAAATCAAACTGACTGTCGCGGCCCCATCCGCCCTGGCTAAAGTCGATGCCCACCATGCCGGGGAGGCCTCGCGCCCGCTCCCAATCCCACGGCTCGACGCAAGCGTCGTAGAGGCCGAGCGGCAGACCGCCGACTAGGTCGTCGGCGAAGGTCGCGAGCTGCTGCGTGTACCACTCCTCCCGCTTGCGCGGGTCGCCGGTGCCGAGCGTCTGCTGCATGACGAACTCGTAGTCGGCATGGGTCGCGTGGACGCCGATGGTCGGGCAAGCCTTGATCCACGCGGTCGGGTCGTCGGGGGCGTCGTCGGGGTCGATGCCGTAGACAATTCCCACGGCCCCGATGGGCATTTTCTCGCCATGATCGAGCGACCGCTCGATGCCGCGGATCATGGTCCCGTAGGGATTCTCGTACTGGTTGGCGTCGGGCGTGGTGATGACGAGCATCTGGGCGCCGCGTACTTTCGTAAGGCTAGTGATGGCACGGGTAAACGTCTCGTCCATGCGCGCTGCCTCGTCGCAGATGACAAGCGTCGGCGAGATTCCGTCGGCGTTCTTGACCGTCGACGGGCGGCACTTGACCGTCCCGCCTGGGTGAGTGCAGAGCGCGAAATTGGTGGACGTCTTGCCGCCGAAAAACTCCCACTCCGTGTCCTCCCCGAATGCCTCGTACATTCGCTTCTGCACGATCGCGGCCTTCTCCATCTGCGTTGCCAGGACGACGACCTCGCAGTCCTTGCGGCTGGCCGCGGCCGCTTCCTCCACCATGAACGAGGCGACCATCGCGGCCATCTGCGTCTTGCCGACGCCGCGGGCGACCTGGAGGACCACGAACCGGACCGCCGGCATCCCGCCGCGGCGCCACGCCACCAGGTGCGCGAACACCCACACCGCCCACGGCATCAGCTCCCACCCGTAGCGGTCCCTCGAATGGGCGACCAGGCGGTCTAGCCGGTCTCCGTCCCACTCGTCCGCCGCCCTTGCCTCGAGGTAGCGGACCGCCTGTACGCGAATGCGTCGGTTGGTGACGACCTCGCCGGCGACGACCGCCCGCGCGTAGGTGTCGGCGATGTCCAACGCGCTTGATGGCGCCTCCCTTGAGCGGCGTTTGCCTGTTTTTGTAGGCTTTTTCGTCTCTTTCTCGGACGATTTGGGGCGGCGGTACTCCACCTCTGGCGAGGTGGGGGGGGTCATGCCGGGGGGTGCGCCCTTACGTCCGCCAGCACGTCCGCCAGGCTTACGCCCCATTTGCGCCTCGTTCCAGAATCTCATGGCATGAACGACAACATGCCACGAGGTTCCGAGGGTCAAGCCTACCCTCGACGCTATCGCCCCATTTGATCTTGTGATGAACCTCGGTGGACGGCTTCACCATGCAGACCTCGCAGAGCGGTCTATTCGCCCGCAGGGCGCGAGACACGCGCTGCCATGGCCTACCAGACCCCCTGCCCGTGTGACCGCTCCTAGAGCGTTCTGGTGGCTTCTGCGCCCACTTGTTGGTTGGCTCACTCCGCATCGATGACCTTGAGGTATGGCTCGAGGCGGTTACGCATCAGGTCGTCGTCGTGGTACCTCCACATGGCCAGCCACTCGGCGCGGTCCTGGCGCATCAGGACGAGCGGGATGGCCGTTCCGACCATGTCCCGCTCGGCCTGGCGCATGAAGCTCGAGACGAGGTTGTGGACCGTTGCGTGGAAATACGGCGGATGCCCGCCGATGAGGACGCGGCGGAAATTGTGAAGCCGGCAGTAGAAGAGATCGTCGCCCGTCTGGACAAGGTCATGCTCGCCGGCAAGGCGGGTCGGCGTTGCCAGGTATTCGGCGTACCGCTTGACCTCCACATGGACGCCGAGGGTCGGCTTCAAGGGCGCCCAGATGTCGGGCGTCGCGTTGCCCCACCGCTGGGCGGTGCGTTCCCATTGGAGGGTCGTGTACCCCTCCATGATGCGACACGCTTCCAGCTCGCCCGCCTTGCCCTTGGCTCGGCTGTTGACAGGCCGAGGCCCGGAG